AATATGAAGGAGGGAATCCTTCTTAAACACAATAGTATAATCCTACTGGCTTTAATTTTTATGAAAGTGAGGTGGCATTATGGCAAAAACTCAAATGTTAATAAATAAAGTATCTAAGGCATTAAAAGCAAAAGGCTTAATGCCACTAATTAACCATGAACAATTCTATAATGATGAAGGTAAAGCAATAACTAAGTATATAGTGCATTATGGAACTCCAAGAGGGAAAAATAATGATGTTGTAGCAACTGTTTATGGGAAAATTGCTTTATTACAAGTTCTTATAGAAATATTAAAGGAAGGTGGAGCAGATGGATAAGAAGCTTACACCTAAACAAAAGGCATTTGCAGATTATTATATTGAAACTGGTAATGCAACAGAAGCAGCTATAAGAGCAGGATATAGTAAAAAGACAGCAAGGGTAATAGGGCAAGAAAACCTTACAAAACCTGCTATAAAACAATATATAGATAAGCGTAACAAAGTTATTGAAAGTGAGAGAATTGCTTCAATAACAGAAGTAAAAGAATATTGGACTAGAGTTATGAGGGGCGAAGAAAAAGACCAATTCGGGTTGGATGCTTCACTGCAAGATAGAAATAAAGCTGCTGAAAATTTAGCTAAAAGCTATGGAATGTTCATAAATAAAATTGAAGCAAATGTGGACGCAACAGTAAATTCAACGTCTAAACTTGATAGTATTTTAAAAGAGTTAGGTGAGGGTGATGAGTGATGAATATAAATTATCTTCAAAATATAAAGCTTTTTTAAAACATAATGCTCCAGTAGAATTCTTAGAAGGAACAACAGCAGCAGGAAAAACAACAGTTGGAATAGTCAAGTTTATGCTAAAGGTTGCAGCTTCTAAAAAGAAAATGCACATCATAGCCTCAAAAACAACAGGAGTTGCAGAAAAAAATATAATTCAAAAAGAGTATGGACTGCTTGATGTGTTTGGAGAATTGGTTAAATACAATGGTAATGGTGATAAAGATAATAAAATTCCCCACATAAAATATCAAACCTCTTCAGGGGAAAAAACAATATATATATTAGGTTATGATAATAAGGATAAGTGGAAAATGGCTTTAGGCTCTCAATTTGGTTGCGTAATGATTGATGAAATTAATACAGCCGATATTGAATTTGTGAGAGAGATAAGTACAAGAAATGATTATCTTATGGGTACACTCAACCCAGATGACCCCAATTTACCAATCTACAATGAATTTATCAATTGCAGCAGACCTTTAGAAAAATATAAAGATGATGTACCAGGAGAAATATTAGATGACCTTCTTAAATGTGAAGAGAAGCCTAATTGGACTTACTGGTTCTTTTCTTTTTACGATAATGCTTCGTTGAGCGAAGATGATATTGAGAAAAAGAAGTTAAGTGCTCCAAAAGGAACTAAACTTTATAAGAACAAAATCTTAGGTCTAAGAGGTAGAGCCACAGGTCTTATTTTTGGCATTTTCAATAGAAAAGTACATTTAGTAAATAAAGACAAAGCTAAAGAACTTATAAGAAATAGGAATAATAAAGAGCAAACAGAATGGCTTGAGATATTCACAAGTGGCTTAGATACTTCTTATTCATCAAATAGTGAAGATACTATTGCTATGAGTTTTGGAGGAATAACTAATAAAGGCAGCTATTATTTGTTAGATGAAAGAACTTATAATAATAAAAACTTAGATATTCCCATAGCTCCATCTGATACTGCAAGAAACTATTATGATTTCTTAGAAAGGAATAGAAAAGAATGGGGCTTTGCAAAAGATGTATTTATAGATAGTGCAGATAGTGCAACTATTACAGAACTGAATAAATTTAAAAGAGAACATGGAGCCATATATAACTTTATTCCAGCATGGAAAAAGACAGTCATAGTTGACAGAATTATCCTTCAAAATGGCTGGATGAACTGGAATGAAGAGAAGAATATAGAACCATGTTATTTTATTTTAGAACATTGCAAAAGTTATATACAAGAACTAGAGAGTTATAGTTGGATGGAGGACAAGGACAACACTCCAGAAGATAAGAATGACCACATGATTAACTCAGTTCAATACAGTTGGCTACCATATAAAACTAAGATAAAGAGGTGTGAAGAATGTTTGAGAAAATAAAACAGGGGGTGAGAAATATGCTAAGAAGCTTTCTTCAAATACAAGAAGCTCAACCAACTAATTTTACTATACATGAATTAATGGATTATGAAGGAAATGCTTTTAAAAATAACATTTGGTACAGAGGAGATTCTTATGAGTTGGACCAACTATATAAGCAAATTCCAAATATAAATTGTAGCTTTTGGGGTTCAGTTCCTACTCCTGGTATGGAAATAATCAAAAAGCATACAGGACTTCCTAAAATAATAGTTAATACTCTTGCTTCAATAGTTCTATCAGATTTAAATAATATTGAATTTGAAAATGTTGAAAAAAATGACCTTTGGGAAGGTATTGTAAAAGAAAATAAACTATATAAACAATTAGAAAAAGCCACAAAAAAGGCACTTGTAGTTGGAGATGGAGCTTTCAAAATTTCTTTTGATCCTCAAATATCTAAGCTTCCTATAATAGAATTTTATTCAGGAGAAAACATTGACATTAACTATGACAGAGGAAGAATAAAAGAAATAGTGTTCCATGTGCAATATACAGTTAATAGAGCAGTGTATGTGTTACATGAAACATATGGTTTTGGATATGTTATGTATAAGCTATATAAGGGCAACAGTGAAGTGCCTTTGAACAGTATTCCCCAAACAACTAATTTAGTTAATATAACATTTGATAAAAGTTTTTGTATGGCAGTCCCTTATATTATCTTTGAAAGTGATAAATGGGAAGGCAGAGGGCAAAGCATATTTGATGGGAAAATAGATAGTTTTGACAGTTTAGATGAAGCGTGGAGCCAATGGGTGGACGCACTTAGAGCAGGGAGAGCAAAGACTTATGTGCCAGAGTGTTTACTTCCTAGAGATTATACAACTGGCGAGGTACTAAAGCCTAACTATTTTGACAATAGATACATCAAAACAGATAGCCCCTTAAGTGAAAATGCTAATTACAAGATAGATACAGAGCAACCAGTTATCCCTACAGAAAATTATATTCAAACTTATATAACTGCTTTAGATTTGTGCTTACAAGGTTTAATAAGCCCCTCTACATTAGGAATAGACACAAAGAAATTAGACAATGCAGAGGCACAAAGAGAGAAAGAAAAGACAACTCTTTATACTAGAAATGCTATTATAGAGGCTATTTCAGAAATGCTTCCTAGATTGGTTGATATAATTTTCAAAGCTTATGATACTTGGTTAAACAGACCAATTGAAGATACTGAGGTAATAATAAGCTTTGGAGAATATGCTAATCCAAGTTTTGAAGCAGTAGTTGAAACTCTTAGCAATCCAAATACTCCAATGAGTATTGAAGCTAAAGTTGAAGAAATGTGGGGAGATACAAAAGATGATGAATGGAAAGCTAACGAGGTAAGACTTATTAAAGAGCAGTCAGGAGTTGTTACCTTGGATGAACCTAAAGTTAATCTTGAAGGTGCTTTAAATGAGTAAGGATTATGATATTGAAGGTGCTTTCCAAAGGATAGAAGAGGAACTTATAAATTCTATGCTTAGGAATTATAAAAGGCATAGAGCATGGGAAAAAGAAGAAGGATTTAATTGGAGCATGTGGCAAGCAGAACAATTAAAATCTTTACAAGCCTATAGAAAGAATAATAAAAGTAAATTTTCAACATATTTCAGTACAATAAATGATGAAGTTGAAGAAATGATAAAGAAATCATATGCAGCAGGTAACATGGACCAAGAAATAAAAATATTAAAAGCTATAAAAAGAGGATATGAACCTTTTAGCATTTCTGAAAAGGTAAGGGAATTTATACAAGAATACAAAGGAAAACCTCTAAAAGATATAGCTGGAGATATTATTTCTAGGATTAAAGGGGAAAGAACAGCTGAATTTAATGGAGAATTCTTTAAAATTAATGATAGAAAGCTCAATGCTCTTTTAAAAGCAACTAAAGAAGATTTTTCAAAAGCTGAGATAGCAATGCTTAGAAAAGCAAATGATGAATATAGAAAAACTATATTTAATGCTCAGGTTTATGCCAATACTGGAGCTGGTACAATGGAACAGGCTGTGGATATGGCAACTAAAGACTTTCTCAGTAAAGGAATTAACTGCATAGAGTATAAAAATGGTGCTAGAGTCAATATAGTTGATTATGTTGCTATGGCATTAAGAACTGCAAATAAAAGAGCTTACCTTCAAGGCGAAGGAGCCAAGAGAGCAGAATGGGGAATACATACAGTTATTGTAACTAAGAGAGGTGGAGGTTGTCCCAAGTGCGTTCCATTTCAAGGCAAAGTTTTCATAGATGATGTATGGAGTGGTGGTTCATCCAAAGATGGAAATTATCCTCTTCTTAGTGCAGCTATGAAAGCTGGGCTTTTTCACCCAAATTGCAAAGATACTTGCACAACATTCTTTCCTGGAATAAATACTGCACCTAATCTTCCAAGCAAAGAGGAACAGAAAAAGTCTATTGAGATATACAATCTGCAACAAAAACAGAAATATGCAGAAAGAAAAATAAGAAAATATAAAAGACTTGAAGCAGGTTCTTGTGATGAAAGAAATGCAGAGAAATATAAGCAAAAAGTATCAGAATACCAATTGGAACTTCAAAAACATTTGAGTGAAAATAAGTTTTTAAGGAGAGATACTTGGAGAGAAAAATTAAGAGACCATAGTTTAAGCAAAAATACTATTCCTGCTTATTTGAGAATTAAGAATAAAGAAAGGATTAGTAAAAGTGACTTAGAGATAATTGAGAAAGATTTGAACAAATTGCCAGCAAAACATAAAGAAACTCTTGAGGAATATATTAGTGAAATAGAAGTTGGGGGTTTTGAAAATTCAGGATATGATAGGAAAACAAGAAGAGTAAGATTAATCAACGACTTAGAAGAAGGAGAAATCATTCATGAATTGGGGCATGCTTTAGAAACTAAGTTCGATTTATATAACAATGAAAAATATAAGAAATTATTATATAATGTAGTGAAAAACAAAGGGTATGGTGATATAATTTATGACAACGAAACATTTACAACCCCTATAACTAGATTACAAGCTGATAGATTTGTAAGTGAATATCAAGGTAGACTATATGAAGAAGTTGAAATATTTAGTGATGATGGTGGCATAAATCCCAAATCACTTGGTGAGTATTTTAGTGAAGGATACAGAGAGTTTATTGAGAATCCCGAAAAATTAATGGAAAAAGATAGTGAATTATATAAATTTATCAAGGAGCTGATTTAATTATGGAGATTAAAGAAAATTTTATGAAAATAAACAATATGAAGGAACTTCTAAACTTTGTTCATAAACATTCTGATATAAAACTTGACAAAGAAATGATAAAACATTTTAATGATGTCCATTTAAAAAATTCATCAATTCCTAAAAATAAAAATATACATTATGATATTAGAAAAAAATAAAAAGGCACTTACTTAGTTAGGTGCTATTTTTATACCAAAAGGAGTTGATTCACATGAGGGCACCAGGAGATTTATTTATATGGAAAGAAAATGATGAATGGTGGGATATAGATGAAGAAAAAAACAATTTATTTTAACTGATAAAGCACCAGAAAAAGCAAAAATTAGTTTTGAAAAATATTTAAAATATATAGAAGAATCTGAGAAATTTAAAGAAGATTGAAAAGCACTTGTTCAATAGAGTAGGTGCTATTTTTATATCAAAAAGGAGGAACAAAAGCTATGGATAGAGATAATTATTGTAAAGATTGTAAAAGAAGTATGTGGGGAGATAAAAGTTGTGATACTAATATAGAAAACAATGGAAAGTATACCCTAGCAGGAAACAAATGTTATTGCAAAATAGGACAAGATGGGAAAATGTCAGAAAAGTACTCTTGGGAAGAATAGTTGGAACTAAGGAGTGAGAGTTATGGAAGAAGCACTTAAAAAGCTATCTGAAAGACTAGGTGAAATAATGGAAAGCTTCAAATCTATACTAAGAGAAGCTTTTATGATAGTTAATATTGATTTTGAAATAAAAAGGTATTGTAATAGGCTAAAGCCAAGCAAGGAAATAAAGCCTAGAGCAGTACCTTTTGTTTATAGAAAAATTGCTATGAAATCTAGGAGCAATTGCTAGGAGGAATAAATATGGAAGAAAGAACTGTATTAATAATTTGTGATGGGAGAGAATTTGTTATTAAAACAACACTTGATACAAAAGAAATTGTTGGCTTGATTTCTACATGTGATGGATTCATAACATTGGAAGAAGGAATTCATATTAGAGCAGATAAAGTAACAGCAGTACAAGAAATTAGTAAAGTATCAACAAATAATAATTGTAGTTGTGATAATTCAAAAAGTGCTTGTGGCACAGTTGTTAAAACTAATAAAGATGAAATTGTAACTGTAATGTTAGATGGAAAGAAGTTAGCAGAAGCTGTTATAAATGCAATTAATAATATTGCTGGAAAATCTAATTTAAAAATTTAAGGAGTGAAAATTATGGCAAAAATAAAATTAATAAGGCAACCAACAGTTGCAAATCAACAGATGAGTTATGAATTTGATACACTTGGGTTTGTGTTTCTGGTTAAGAACTTTACAGATGACAGTGTTTTAATATGGCTTGATGATAACTGTTCTGATGAAGAAAAAATTCTTATAGAAGCAAATGGATTTCAAGAAATAGAAGTAAATAGAGGAAATAGGTCTGTTATAAATGGAAGTAAAGTCGTGAACATTATGCCAAGTGAAACTAACTCCATTGGCGTGGAGGTGCAAATGTGTGAATACTAGGCAAATACCAGGAAGAGATAAAATAGGAAGTCTTGCACCAGGCAAATACAAAACATTTGAAGGTACAGAAATAAGCATAGAAAACTGTTTAAAAGCTAAAGTAAAAGATTTGAGAGTGGAAGGAAAGACTTATCAGAATCTGTTTAAGGCAGAATTAAGTCAAGGACATGTTGGTAATAGTTCAACTACATATGATTTTAGAGTTAACTCAGAAGGATTTTTACTAGAAGAAAAGACTTATACATTATACATAAATACTAATTACCAATTATTACTGTATTATGATTATGTAAATACTGGAAGTTCATATGTGTCATGGACTGATAAAATAGTTTGGACTAATAGTACAAAAACTAACAACATAAGAATAATGGTAAAGAAAACAGATAATTCAGAGATAACAGTTGATGAAGTAATAGGAAAAATAGTTCTTCTTGAAGGAGATTACACCAACATAGACCTTCCTAACAGTATTAACGGAATAGAGAGTGTGACAGAAAGAGAAAATGTAAATTTATTAAAGGATATAAAATGGTATGATGGATGGATAAATATTGATACTGGCATTATACAAACATCTGCTGCATCTTATCCCAATGCTAAATATTCAGACCTAATAGATATAGATAATAGTATATTATATATAACAAATTTATCTCAAAGTAGTGCAACAATACGATTGAGAGCCTACAAAGAAGACGGAAAAACTTACATGAATAAAGGTATTAATACATTTAAAGAGTTGTATGAAAAAAACAAAGTTATTAAACAAGATATCTCTAAAATAAGAATACTTATATTAGATTCAAAAAAAACTCCTTTGCCAAGTGAACCATATTTAATACAAGATGGTGAAGATATAAATAACCCATATCCTTTAAAACTAAAGATAAATGATATTATAACACCTCTAAATCTCCCTATCCCACTAAGAAGTCTACCAAACGGAGTAGCTGATACTATTGAAGGGAATAAGCTAGTGCAGAGAGTGGGAAAAGTTGTATTAGACGGAACAGAAAATTGGGCTTTACGTGTTACCAATGATGATTATTTAGTATATAATTGTGGTGGTCTGAATATACTAAAAACTTCAACGGATTATGGTCGCAGTTCTCAAAAGATGATATGTGAACAATTTGCTCCATCAAATATATCAAGCATGAATAGTACAGCGATTACAAAAGAAGGAATATGTTTAAGAGAATCAGGTACAGGATTTATATTATCTATTTCTAAGAATAAATTAGATACTCAAAACTTAGCTGGATTTAAATCATATTTACAATCCAATCCAGTAACAGTAACTTATGAATTAGATAGTCAAATAATCCACTCCCTAGAAATCCCTAGTATAAGCACAACAAAAGGAGCAAACATAGTAACAACAGAAAATAACATAAAACCAAAATTAAGTATGAAAGTGAAGGTGAAAAAATAATGTACGGAAAAATAACAGAAAACAGTATAAGAATATCTAAAGAAAAAATTGAAGGGTACAAGCCAATTGTGGAAGAAAGACCTCTACAAGGTGGTGGAGTATTCAAAGAATATGTGGAAAGAGATGAATGTATTGCAAGAGTATATTTAGAAAAAGAACCAAACAATATAAATGAAAGATTAAGTGCTCTTGAAGAAAGACAAATTAAATCAGAAGAAAAACAAAGTGTTACAGATGGGGCAATAGAAGAATTAGCAACACTTATGAGTGAGGTGGTTAGCAATGGTTAGGTTCTTTGTAATGAGGATACATGAAGGAGAAATGGTAATTGAAAATGTACCTCCTTATTGGAGAGAAAAAGTTAGAAAGGAGCTATAGGTGAATAATGGAATTAAAAGATACAGTAAAATTAATGGAAAGTGAAGATTTTAAAGAGAGATTTAAAGCAGAATATTTACAACTTAAAATTAGAATGGAAGGTTTAAGCAGTATGCTTAAAAAATATAAAGAAGGTACTTTAAATTTCAAACCAAAATGTAGTTATGAAATATTATATAGACAGTTAGTACATATGGAAGGTTATTTGAATGTACTTAAAGAAAGAGCAAAAAAAGAAAATATAGAATTAACAGAGTCTTAGAAATAAGGCTTTTTATTTTGCTCCAAAACTCTTATGAGGATAAACTGCGAGGAATAAGCCCACAGGCTATAAATGGAGGAAATTATGTTTATAAATAACTGTAATTTAAGAAAAAGATTAGGCATGACTAGATTAATGGAAGCTAATACAGGTGAGGGAAATACTGGAGCAGGAGTTGTAGAAGGACAACAAACTCAAGCAACGATTGATTATGATAAGTTAGCTGAAATCATTAATAAAGGTACTCAAAGCAAGGAAAATGCTATTTTAAAATCTTATTTTGAACAACAAGGAATGTCACAAGAGGATATAACTCAGGCAATTAAGGATTTTAAGACTAATAAGCAAGCAAAAGCCCAGCAAGAAGCTGACAATTTAAGCAATTTACAGAAAGAAAATGAGCAATTAAAGGCTCAAATTTTACAAGATAAAATAAATAATATTGCTAATCAACAAGCTTTAAAGCTAGGCTTAGAAGCTAATGTGATACCCTATGTAATTAAATTAGCAGACCTTAGCAAAGCTACAAATGATAAAGGAGAAATTGATGAAAAGCTAATAGGTGAAGCTTTAAACAAGGTTTTAACTGATATTCCAAATCTCAAGCCTTCAGCCCAACAACAAAATGGATTTACACAAGTTGGTGCTTCAGGTGGAGGAACACAAACAAATGCAACCAATGAACAATTATCTAAGATATTTGGAAATAAATAAAATGGGAGATGATGAACATGGCAGTATACAGCTATGCAGAACAATTTGAAAGAGAATTACAACAAAAATATTCAAGAGAATTAGTATCATATGATTTAACTAATTCTAATCCAGGAATTAAATTTATTAATGCTCAAACTATTAAGTTGCCTAGATTAACTCTAAGTGGATATAAAGACCATAACAGAGCTGCAATGGGGTTTAATGCTGGTACAATTTCAAACGATTGGGAACCAAAGAAATTAATGCATGATAGAGATATTGAATTTGCTTTAGACCCAATGGATATTGATGAAACAAACTTAGTATTAGAAGTTGCAAATATTCAAAATGTATTTGAAGAAGAACAAGCAATACCTGAAAAGGATAGCTATAGATTTTCAAAGCTTTATTCTGAAGCTAAAACATATGCTTCAAAAGGTGCAGTAATAGACAATACTGTTTTAACTTCTGCAACTATATTAGATTGGTTTGATACTCAAATGGAAAAGATGGATGATAATGCAGTTCCAAGTGAAGGAAGAATTTTATATGTTACTCCAGCAATGAATAAATTAATCAAAAATGCTCAACAAATTCAAAGAACAATTGATGTTAATTCTAATAATGGAAATATAGATAGAAGAGTTTATTCACTAGATGATGTAAAAATTATTAAAGTACCTAGTGCAAGATTTAAGACTAAGTATGATTTTACTGATGGATGTGTACCTGCTTCAAGTGCAAAACAAATCAATATGATATTGATACATCCTTCTTGTGTAGTATCAAGAGATAAGTATGCTTACATGAAGCTATTCACTCCTGGTACTGATTCAAGAACAGCAGATAAGTACGTATATCAAAATAGATATTATACAGATACATTCTTAATAGAAAATAAGGCTTGTGGTATTGCAATTAATGCTGAAGCTGAAAACTAGGAGGGATTAATATGAAAGCAGTAAAAGGAAATAAAGAATACACAATTTCTGATACTGAAAAAAGAGCTTATATAGCCCAAGGGTACGACATCATTAGTGACAATGGAGAGATAATTTCATATGGAGCAGGTAAAACTGTTCCATATGAAAAATATGTTGAATTAGAAAAAGAGAATTTAGAGCTAAAAAAAGAACTTGAATTCTTGAAAAGTGAACCTCCAGTTGAAAATGAAGGCGCAAAAACATCAAGAGCTAAAAAGTAGGTGGTAGTAATGTCACCTTATGTAACAGTAGAAGAATATAAGAAAAATTATAGTGATATTCCAGATGACAGTATAGAAAAAAGCCTTAAAAAAGCTAGTAGACACATAGATACACTTACGTTCAATAGAATACAAGGAATTGGATTTGATAATCTTACAGAATTTCAAAAAGAAATAATTAAAGAAGTTACTTGTGAACTTGCTAATTTTGAGTATGAAAATGAAGATGTTATAACAAGTGTTCTATCAAGTTACAGCATAAATGGTGTATCTATGGCTTTTGGTGATAGTTGGAATATTAAAGTTCTTAAAGGAGTTGCTATTCCAACAGAGCTTTATGAAACCTTAAGCCAAACTGGATTATGCACATTAACATTTAGGAGGTTTTAGCATGAGATATCCAAGTTTAGTTAATTCAAAATTTTGCAAAACCCCTATACACATAGTTATAAATCAAGAAGGAATGTCAGAAGATGGAGAGCCTTTGAAAGCCTTAGAAATTGACACTATGTGCAATTATCAAGATAAGGCTAAAAAGGTTCTTACAGAACAACAACAATTGATTGAAATAGAGGGAACTGCCCTATTTAATGGGGATATTGCTCCTCAGCTACCCTCTATATCAAATGGAACAGTAATTGTTAATGGTATTAAAAGAAGAATTTTTAGAGGTACAAAGGCTAGAAATCCAGACAATACTGTAAACTACACCAAATTGGAGTTGGTATAAATGGTTAATGCAAATAGCAGAATTAAAATTAATAGTATGAGAATTAATAGGCTTTTAAGAGCACAAATTCAAGCTTTAGAAATGACAGCAGAAGCTCTTCATACAGAAGTTGTGCAATCTCAAGTTATGCCATTTGATACTGGATTCATGCAAAATGAAAGCACATGGGTTGATTATAGCAATAGTTCTAAAGGAAAAGTTTCTATAGTAACATCAACACCATATGCTAGAAGATTGTATTTTCATCCAGAATACAACTTTCAAACTTATGAAAATGCTTTTGCTGGTGGTAAATGGTATGAGCCTTGGTTAAAAGGTGGAGTAAGTGAAAATTTTTGTAGAAACGCCTATAAAAGATTTTTTAGAAGCTTAGGAGGTTTATAATGTTAGGATTAGCAGATATAAGAGATTGGCTAAAAACTCTTGATAATAAGGCTGATAACTATTATATAGGTAAGCTTGATAATAAAAAAGATAAATCTATTGGTATTTATCAACTCAAAAATTCAATGCCTCCTAGAATTTGCTTAGGTGGACTTGAAAATACTTCTTATGAAATTAAACCTATTTCAATTCTTATACATTGGAACGCAAATGCAAGAGAAACAGAAGAATTCTCTTGTAAATTATATAAAGAAATATTAAATCAAAAAAGTGTGGTTATTAATGGCCATCACATAAAATACTTACAATTGCTTAATAATGAGCCTATAGATGTTGGAACAGATGATAAAAACATCTATGAAAGAGTTATTGAGCTTAATTTTTATTATGAAAGGAAGGATGACTAATGGCAGCACAAACAGGAGTATATCCATGTTATAAAAATCAATTCCAAGCTGGAGCAGAAGAAACTCCAACTGATAACATAGCTGATATGGAAAGTTTTAGTGTAAGCTTTGATAATGGGGTTGAAGAATGGACACCTTTTGAGACAGAAGGTTGGACAAGAAGATTAATGACTGCAAAATCTATAACTATTAGTGTTAGTGGTAAGAGAAATGTTGGAGACAAAGGAAATGACTATATTGCAGGAAAAGCATTTTTAAATGGAAGAGAAGCAGAAGGTAATTTCCAATGGACTTTTCCAGATGGTACAAAGGTAATGTTTAAAGATGCTGTAATAAATGTTACTGCTTTAGGAGCAGGAGATAGTACAGGGGTTGCACCATTGGAATTTGATGTTATGAGTAATGGAAAACCAACAGTAACATTACCCAGTTAAAGCTAGTGAGACTAGCAAAATAAATATAACCAAAACAAAGAGTGAGGAATAATCCTTGCTCTTATTTTTTATGAAAGGAAATGATAGACATGTCAAGAGTAGTAGATATAACAGATAAATTAAATTTTGAAGAAAATCCAAAGTTAAAAATAAAAAATACTGAAATAGAAATTAATAGTGATGCTCCTACAATGTTAAAAGTCATGCAGGCAGTAGGAGCTGGAAAAAATATAACTCCAGATGAAGTTATTAAGGCGTATGAGTTAATATTTCCTAAAAAGAGTAGAGAAAAATTAGAAGAGATACAAGATGAGCAAGGAAGAAAATTAAATTTTGAAGGCCTTCAGGTAATAATAGAAGAAGCAATAAATCTTATAACAGGACCAGAAGTTAAGGGAGAGTAGTGACCCGTACTATGATTTATTCGAGGATTGGGATTTGATTGTTTCAAGCTTTCAAACACAGTACGGGATAAGAATTTATTCTAAAGATTTTCTTGAAATGAAATGGGATGAATTCAAGGCTCTTATAAGTGGATTAGGGCCAGAAACTCCTCTTGGTAGAATAGTTCAAATAAGAGCCGAAAATGATAAAAATATCCTTAAAAACTTTTCAAAAGAACAACACAAAATAAGAAATGAGTGGAAAAGTAGAAATGTTAAAAAGGTTTCTAAGTCAGATATAACTTCTGTTTTAGACCAATTAAAAACTGCTTTCATACAATTAGCTGAGTAGGAGGTGAGGGAATGGGTGCAAGTGTTGGAGAAATAGATTTAGACCTTAGAGTTAATCAAAGTGGATTTAATAGGCAATTGAAAGGCATACAAGCTATGGCTAAAAATGTTGGGGCAGCTATTGCCTCAGCTTTTGCTGTAAGGGTTGTTATTAACTTTGGCAAAACTTGTATTAGCACAGCAACAGAAGTTGAAAATGCGTGGGTGGGACTTAATTCTATCATTAATGGTCAAGGAAAGTCTTTTAATAATGCTAAGAAGTTTATTCAGGAATATATAAGTGATGGTTTAGTACCACTTAAAAATGCAGTTATAGCTTATAAAAATCTTTCTCTTAGAGGATATAATGAAGAGCAAATACAAAAAGTCATGAATGCCTTAAAAAATTCTGCTACATATGCTAGGCAATCTCAATATAGTCTTGGTGATGCAATTAGTACTGCTACAGAAGGTTTAAAAAATGAAAATAGTATAGTTGTTGATAATGCTGGTGTAACTAAGAATGTTGCTAAAATGTGGGAAGACTATGCAAAAAGTATTGGTGTATCTTATACAAGCTTAACTAAGGAGCAAAAGATACAAGCAGAAGTTAATGGTATTTTAGAAGAAACTAAATTTCAAATGGGTGATGCTGAAAAATATGCAAATACCTATAGTGGTAAAGTAGCAAAGCTAAGTGCTTCATTTACCAATTTGAAAGTTAAAATAGGAAATATTTTAAAAGTTATTGCAGGAGCATTTATTCCAGTAATAAATAATGCAATTAAAGTTGTAGAAAAATTTATTGATGGAATTACTGCTCTTTTAAATTCATTTGGAATACAAACAAATATAGTAGATACTTTAAAGGATGTATCTGAAACAGCAGAAGGCTCAAGCAATAATATAGATGGAATAACAGAAAGTGCTAAAGAAGCAGAAAAAGCTGTAAATAGATTAATGGGCTTTGATGAAATAAATCTTCTAAGTAAAGATGATAGTTCAGCTAATAGTGATAACACAAATTCTGGTGATGGTTCAGTTGATATGTCAGGCATAGCTGATGAGACTAAAGAAACAAGTACAGTTTTTGATGGATTGATTAATAAGGTAAAAAAAATAAATGAATTATTAAGTCCTACCAAAACAGCATTACAAGGACTAAGTAGTGAATTAAAAAGACTAAGTGATTTTGCCTTTGATGGCTTAGAAGATTTTTATAATTCCTTTCTAAAACCAGTTGCAGTATGGACTATAGGAAAAGGACTTCCAAGGTTTATAGATGCAATAACAAATGGATTAGCAAAAGTAAACTGGCAAAAAATAAATGATTCACTTCATACTTTGTGGGTATCTCTTGCACCTTTTGCAATTAATATTGGTGAAGGTTTGCTTTGGTTTTGGGAAAATGTTCTTGTACCTCTTGGAACTTGGACACTTAACAATGCGGTGCCAGCTTTTTTAGATTTGCTTTCTGGTGCTATAGCTGTTCTAAATCCTATATTAGAAGTATTTATGGAACTAGGTGAATGGTTATGGAACGAGTTCCTGCAACCAATTGCAAGTTGGACTGGAGGAGCAATAATTAGTGCATTAGAAGGTTTAGCAAGTGCTCTTAAAGATATAGGCGAATGGATGAGCAATAATAAATCTGTTATAGAAACATTCACTATAATTATTGGAAGCTTTGCTGCTGTGTTAGGTTTGGTAAAATTAAAAGCTCTTGCATGGTCTGCTGTATGTAAGCTTGCTACACCTATAATATCTGCATTAGGCACTGCTATAGCATTCTTGATTAGTCCAATAGGATTAGTAGTTCTAGCCATATCAGGAGTTATTGCAGCAGGAATATTGCTATATAAAAATTGCAAGGAGTTTAGGGAAAGGGTTCAGTCTGGTGCAGAGGAATTCATAGAAAAAATAAAAACTACATTCAAAAAAATAAAAGATAAAATAATAGATCCTATAATAATTCCAGCAATAGAAAAAATGAAAGAAGTATGGGATAAGCATATAAAAGGAATGCTTGATAAAGCTACTGAATTTGTAGGAAAGCTCATAATAGGAGTAATGGATTTTGTGAATAAAGTAATAATGCCAATAATAAATGTATTAGTTGATGTTCTAGCCCCAATAGTAGTATCTGTCTTTAATTATTTAACAGATTCAATAGGGACGGCAGTAGCAGTTATCTCTGACATACTTGGAGGAATATTTGAAGTATTAGGAGGAATAATAGATTTTCTTGTTGGAGTATTTACTGGAAACTGGAAGAAAGCTTGGGAAGGAGTAAAAAGTATTTTTAAAGGCATTTGGGATTCGCTTGTTGGAATAGTTAAGTGGCCAATAAATATGATAATAGATATGGTGAATGCATTGGTATCAGCCATAAATTCAATTATTTCAGGAATAAATGAAATATCAATAGATGTTCCAGATTGGATTCCTGGCATAGGAGGAGAAAAATTTGGCTTTGATATTCCTAAAATAAAAAAAATACCAATGTTAGCAGATGGAGGATTTGTGAAAGCCAACACCCCACAACTTGCTATGATTGGAGATAATAAACATCAAGGAGAAGTAGTTGCTCCAGAAAACAAACTTTCAGAATTACTAGATAAAGCAGTAAGTAAAAGTGGAAATAGCAATAAAGTGGAATTGTTGCTTGAAAAATTAATTTCTATTGTAGAGGAAGGGCAAACTGTGAATATGAACGTTGATGGAATTAAACTGGGAAATGCAGTTGCAAAAGGAGTAAACAAAATAACTAAGGCGAATGGTGGAATATGTCCAATAATAACATAAGAGAGGCTTTAGACCTCTCTTAAAAAGTGTTTGAAGTTTTTACTTTTGATATCAATTTTTCCAGTTTGGTTCTATCCCATAGTAGAACATTAGCTGATTCTGCTAAATTCTTTGCATTAGAAGTAAAGGTATTATTTGTCACAACAATTGCTACATGGCAATTGTAATAGGTTCTGCCAGCAATAACTTCTTGCACTGCTTTATTCCCAACTGGATTTGAGTATAACTTACATTGAAAAGCATATTTAATGCTATCTTTTGTAGCTAGGATATCAACACCATAATCACCAGAAGCACTTGTAACTTTAACTTCTTGGTAGCCTAATTTTTCAAGTAAATTCCCTATATAATGTTCAAATTGGTAGCCATCAAGATTATCTATGTATTCCAATTCAGAATATGTATTTCTATTAGTAGTATTTGGGTTATTATTGTTGTAATTATTCCAATTAATATTTAATGGATTTTTTCTACTTTGTTTATACTTAGGAAACAGTATAATGATATCAGCAATCCAGCCAAATCCAAATACGCCTAATGTAAATAAATAAAGAAAGCCTATTTTCTTTTTACCTTCATAAAATTTATGAATACCAAAATAACCCAAAAACAAGCATAGAAAAAAATCAATAGCAATATTTACTTTTTTCATATAAATTTATACCTCCTTAGGATAATATTCTATAAAGGTATAATACCATATTTTGTACAATCATTCAAAAAGCAGGTGATATAATGCTAAAAATAAATGGGGTAGCAATGCCATCTCCAGTAGCTTGCAATTCAGATATAAGTGATATAGATGGAGAAACAAATAGAGACACTAATGGTAATCTTCATAGAGATAGAGTGGCAACAAAAAGAAAATTAAATTGTGAATGGGGAGTTTTGAGTGCTAGTGAAGCTTCAAAGCTCCTTTCTGCTGTTGCACCAGAATTTGTTGAAGTTACTTATTTTGACCCACAAATTGGAGAACAAACAACAAAAACCATGTATGCTGGAGATAAGAATATAGAAACACTTATGACAGATAAAAATGGCAATGTTACTTTTTATAAATCTATAAAATTTAATTTGGTTGAAAGGTAGGTGAAGAAAGTGTTAAATACAACAGAGTCCTTTGATACTTCAATAAAAAAATATAGTAGAAACATAAAAGCTAAAATAAGTTTTCCTAATATGGTTCTTGAAGGAACTGAAATAAAAGATATAAATATAACAAACAATTTGCTTACTGGTGAAGAGTTTGAAATAGGTACATTCATAACATCTATTGCAACAGTAACTATTCTAAATAAAGAGGTATATCAAAGTTTAGAAGGTAAAGAATGTAATATCTATGTAGGAGCAATAACAAGTGTTGGAACAGAATATATTAACATGGGTATATATAAGGTTACTAAAGAAACTATAAAAGACCAATTAATAACTTTAGAAATGGAAGATAGGACAAGTAAGTTTGATAAGGAATTTAAAAATATAACTTATCCAGCTACCCTTAAGCAGATAGTAGAAAATGTATGTAATCAAGTGGGAGTAAGCCTTTCATCAGATTTTTATAATAGCTCCTACAAAATACTAGAGGACCCAAAACTTGAAGAAGGGGTAACTTGCAGAAGTGTAATAGCAGCAGTTGCAGAACTAACTGGAGGATATACAAGAATTAACCCGGCTGGTAAACTAGAATTTTTTAATTTAGAAAAGCCTTCAAGTTTATACTGTTTCTCAGGTGATGAAAATTTATATGCAAGTGATGATGAAAAAATAAATAGTGGTAGCCTTGATAAAATCTTGATTGATAGAAATATGTACTATTCCTTAGATGTTGCTAAAAATGAAACTGAGACCATAACAAAGGTTTCTATTATGACAGATAACATGGAAAGAACTACGTCATTGATAATAATATTTTGATAACCACTCATGAAAACAAGGAGTTACTAACTTCTATATACAATAAGCTTGTAGGATTAAGCTATAAATCTATAAACATGAAGTGGCAAGGAAATCCTTCATATCAGATAGGTGACAATGTGACCATCTATGATGGCAAAGTCTTTCACAATACCTATATCATGTCAAGAAAGCTAAGCTTCAATGGAGGGCTTACAGAAGAATATTCAGCTAGTGGAAAGAGTAAAGAAGAGGATAGTACACAAGTACAAGGAACTATTTCTCAGCAAGTCAAAAGAGCTAATGTACAGATAGACTTTATGAACAAGCAAATAGAAATGAGAGTCAAAGAAGATGACCTTGAAACTATAGTAACCCAAAATGCTGAATCATGGAACTTATCCATAAATGGAAAACTAAAAGGTACTAACTATAATTTTGATGGAGAAGGAATGACTATCACAAATGGAGATATAACTGTTAAAAATGAAAAAGATGAAACTGTTATGTGGGTTGATGATAGAACAGGGTTGCTTTCTGTTAATGCTCTTGAAGTGTTTGGTGATGGTGGTAATACAGTTAATTTCCATGGGAATGGTGGTAAGGCAGTAAATTTTAGAAGTGATGATAATAAAAGTTTATTCCTAAATTTTTACAGAGGGCAAAGTGGATCAGAAGATGCAAATCCTCGTATTGGAATTTATGCTGCTGACAATCTAAGTGATAGAAGTAACCAATTATGGGTAGAACCTAGTGGTAAGAATGGTGGCACTCCCATGGTTATTATAAGAGGGCGTGATTCTACTATAGAAGTTAATGAGAAAGCTATGCTACAAGTTATAGGTGAAATACAATGTGTTGGTGACTTAACCATAAAGCATGGAGATAATACAATGAATGTACTTACACTTATACAAAATTTGCAAGAAGAAGTAGCAGAATTAAAGGCAAAATTAAATAGCTAGGAGGTACAATATAATGCAATGGGTAGATAGAAAGGTTGAAAGACCAAACACTTTTGTAATGCAAAATAATTCTGATGGAACAGTAACTCTTATACCAAGTCCAGGAACTATACAACAAGTTGGGACACCTTTAAATGCAGAAAATTTGAATGGAGCAATAGATTATTCCAGGAGCAAAATTGTAACAAATATAAGTGCAGTAGAAGGAAATTTGCAACTTACAACGGATAGCTACCAAGTAGCAACACTTAGTTCTAATATAACTTTAGTATTGCCAAATGCAACAAAGCCCTTGGATATAATCATAGAAATTAAACCAAATGCAAATATAACTCTTACTTATCCAAGCAATATTAAGTGGCAAGGAGATGAACCTAGTATATTAAGTACAAATATCTATGAAATATATTTAGGTTTTGATGGCACAGATTGGATTGGAGGTTGGATTGTTTATGAACCTATTAGTTAGTAGAAAGAAGCTCTTAGGGAATACTGGAGATTTCTTATGGAGTTATGGAGGATATCTGATAGTTAGTGCTTTGTGTGACTTATGTGGAGTTGTTTTAGATGAAAGTAGTGCAAGAAATTTTACTACTGATTGCATAGAAAATCTGCATGATACCCTGAAGGCTAATGTTAATGTAGCAGGGACTAATTATATCTTATCTTTGGATGATAATCTAGTTAGTGAATTTATACAGTTTGTCAAAACATATGACACATTGTATTTGTATGATAAAGGAAACGAATTTACACAAGTCACAGGCGGTTGGAACGACAGTTTGTATCTCGGAATAAATTACACTATAGTTAAAGCAATAAAAAATAAAGACCATATGTCTGTAGCTCTAAATGATGGTGGTTCGTCTTGCATTATGCAGACTAATAATGGTGTGGATTTCAGTAAATTTAATTTTCTTACAGTTGATTTGTCTCTTCCTTATCCAGCCAAAAATACCAATGGATATAACACATGGCAATCTCTAACCTTGTATGAGGCTCCTATCAATGGTGGGGGAATGAATGGGAATGTAGTAAGGCATTTATTCAACCCTCAAGATATGGCGTGCGAAAGAACAATTAAAAATTTTGACATATCAGATATAAGCAATACTAATATTTATCCGGCGATGATATGTACAAATTGGGGAAGTTTTGAACAAAAAATAGAATTTAATGTTTATTCAATGTACTTAAAAATATTTGAAGATTCTTACGTAAAATCCCTTGAGGAATACAAGGCTAAATATGAAAATAAACCAAGTAGAATTATATTAGATTCTTCTATAGTAAATATAAAAACAAAGTGGAAGAAAGAAGATACAGATATTTATATTCCAAATGGGAATGTGGAAAACTTACCTAGTGGAGTAAATGTTGCTTATAGGCAATATCTTTTCAAAGAAGGTGATCAATGCACCAATATTACTGGTGGCTGGAAAGACTATTATATTAGTGGAGCACAATTTACAGATACTTGTATATTATTAGCACAATCCGAAACACACAATATGTTTGCAGGAACAATAAATGAAATAGATTTTTCTAAATATACTAAAATGTACTTAGATATGGAAAGTACAAACTATTGTTATGTACTCAACCAAACTGCGTTGAGTCCTGAATCAACATGGTTTTATTTTGATTATTCTCAAGGAACAAATAGAAAAATTGTGTCCTTTAATTTAGGAGAAGATAAAAAGATAAGCACAAAAATATATTGTGCAATTTTTGAAACAGGAACTGCAAAAATTTATAACATATGGCTAGAATAGAGGTAAAAATGAATAATATAAGAAGTCCAGCACCAAAGGTGCTTTTTATTTTGCAAAAAAACATGAAAGAAGGTAGAACAAATGGGAAGATTAGATTATATGTTTAGCAGCTTTGGAGCAATACTAGGAACAATATGTACATGGTTATTTGGTTCATGGGAAGTAGGATTACAAATATTAATTACTTGCATGGTATTAGATTTTATTTTAGGACTTATGTGTGGCACTAAAAACAAAGAATTGAGTTCAGATATAGGTTTCAAAGGTCTTAAAAAGAAATTTACTATAATTATTATTCTTATATTAGCAGTAGCTTTGGATAGATTATTAGGTCAAGGCTGGATATTTAGAACTTTAGTAATATATTTTTATATTGCTATGGAAGGTATTTCTATATTAGAAAATGCAACAATATTAGGAGTACCTTTCCCAACAAAACTAAAAGATGTTTTAGTACAACTCAAAGAAGGAAATAAAAAAGATATAACAAAGGAGTAGGACAAGTTCTTACTCTTTTTTTCTATTATATATAAGAAAGGATGATGAAAATGAAAGGTATAGATATAAGCAATAATAATCCAAAGCTAAACTATGAGTATATGAAAGCTTCAGGAGTTGAAATAGCAATAATAAAACTAAAAGAAGGAGTAACTTTTTTTGACCCAGATAGAGACATTCATTATAAAGGATGTAAAAATGCTGGAATGAAAGTTGGATTTTATCATTATTTTAGTAAATCAACTGCTGCACTTGACCAAGCTAATGGCTTCTTAGAAGAGTTAAAAAAATATTCATATGAAATTATTCCAGTATTAGATTTTGAAGACCCACAAATACAAAATAAATCAGACAAAGTTGTAACATTTATGGAAAGATGTAAAGAAGTATTAGGATATTATCCAGTTTTATATACTTATGAAAGTTTCTTAAGTAATTTTGATGATAGGTGCAAGAAATATCCTTTATGGATTGCTAAGTATGGACCAGATGATGGAATTACAAAAGTTTCTTATTCTGCTCCAGGATATAATGTTGTTGGTTTTCAATATACAAGTAGGGCAATAATAAAGGGCAGTAATGGTTATATAGATATGAATGATTTTTATGAAGGTATGCTATTAAATAAAGCCAATACTTCTATTAACAAATCTAATAGCTCTATCAACAATGTTGATTGGTTGAGTGAGTATCTAAAATCTTGGAACTGGAAAGCTTGGGTCATAGAATTACAGACAGAATGTAATAGACAAGGCTTTTCTAATCAGCCTGTAGATGGAATAACTTATAACAAAAAGACTGGAGAATCAAAAACATTAGCTGGATGCCCAACACTTAAGCTTGGAGCAAAAGGAAATATAACTAAATTGCTTCAAAGAATTTTAAAAGCATATGGAATTGCTAATTTAAAAATAGATGGAGTTTTTGGGACTAATACTTACAATGCTGTTGTGGCTTATCAGAAATTAAAAGGTCTTACAGCAGATGGCGAAGTAGGACCAAACACTTGGAAAGCTTTATTAGGTTTATAGTTTAGAAGGGTAGCAGATAGTTAAGTTTATTGCGTTTATTAAGTAAATTAGGCTATTTGTTACCCGTTATTTTTTATCTTTTAGTTGACAAAATTTTTATGTTTAGCATAATAGAAATATAAATAAAAAAAGGGGGGAGGAATGCAACATGGAGAAAATGTTGATTATAGGAAATGGTTTTGATTTAGCACATGAACTTCCAACAAAATATATTGATTTTTTGAATTTCATGAAAATGATTGAAATATTAGGCTCGAAAGAAAATACTGAGTTAGAAAAAGCTATAAAAGATATAGTTATTGAACCTTTAAATTTGCACCCTGAAATAAAAGAAATAATAATTAATAGCAAGTCATTAAAAACAAGGAAAAGATTACTTGAGTTATCTTATGAGAATAGTTGGATTAAATATTTTAAAAAGAAAACTTTAGGTAATGATGGTTGGATTGATTTTGAATTAGAAATATCAAAAGTAATAAAAAGTTTAGAAGAACTTATTGAATATACTATAAACTCTGAATATCAAAGAAAGACTAAAAATTTAGATTTAGAGCTTAATAGAATTATAAGTAAATTTAATACAATTGTTAATTTATATGATAAAAATGAAGAACTAATATCAAATAAAGAATTAATAATAAACAAACTTAATACTGATTTAGATAATCTTATTCGTTGTTTAGAGATATATCTTGTTGAGTATGTTCAAAAAATAAAAATAAATAAGCATTCACCTAATATGGAAAAAAATTTTGATAAAATATTAAGTTTTAATTATACAAATACATATGAAAAAATATATGCAAAGTCCGCTATAGAATATGATTTTATACATGGAAAGGCTTCCGAGGGTGAAAGTAACAATATGGTATTGGGCATAGATGAATACTTACCTACAGAAGGAAAAAATAATAAACTTGACTTTATCCAATTTAAAAAATATTTTCAAAGGATTTATAAGAAGACTGGATGTAAATACAAAGACTGGTTAGCGGATATAGGAGAAGTTTACATATTTGGGCATTCATTAGATATAACAGATAAAGATATATTTTATGAAATATTAATGAAAGAAGGAATAAAAACAACAATATATTATTTTAATGAAAAGGACTATGCTCAAAAGATTGCTAATGTAGTAAAAATTATAGGACAAGATGAACTTATAAAGAAAGTTTATGGTAAAGGCAGAACAATTATATTTGAAAAACAAGATGATATGATTTAAATACTATTTTCATACATAGTGATAAATATCATTCATATCTTTAATGTTAGCTATCTATCTGTTTTACAATTTTAGGTAATGGAAACAAAGGAAACATAATTTTTTGTTTTGTTTCCGATATTGTTTCCGGTTTAAAGCTAGAAAATATCAAGGGTTAAAGGCTATTGGAAACAATGGAAACAAAAATATTATATAGAGATATATTAGTATAATTAGGTATATATGTATATACACATATACGCCTAATACATGTATATACATATATAGAGAATTTTTGTTTCCTTGTTTCCATTGTTCCAAGTTACTTGAATTGTTTTATTACTTCATACTTAGCACGTGTGATTTGGTATTCCCCATTAATCCATCTATATACAGAAGAGTGATGGGATTTTAACTTATCACACAATTTTGTTATTCCATACTTATTCAATAAGTTTTTCATGAAACTCTTTTGTTCATAAAGTACAAATCTATGGTAATCATCAAGCAGTATGTTTTCATCGAGAACTGTTAAGAGTTTCTTTATAGTGTCAATTCTCAATGTATTTCTATACCCTGCTTCTATTTCATTGGCAGCTGAGTTTGATATTCCTACTTTTTCTGCTAATTCTCTTTGGGTTAATCCAGATAGTGTTCTTGCTTTTTTAAATCTTTCAGCAAGAGTTGTTTCTGGCATATCAGAATAATATAAATCATTATAATTTATTGTTGTTTGGAGTGGTAAGCTTCTGCATGATGTTCCAAACTGCAATATACTGTATTTTTTAACTAAGTTTGAAACTAAGTCCAGGCTTTCAGATAGTTTTTTTTTACTTTAAATTTTATATTAAAAGAATCATTCACATAAGTTATACTTTCTAATAAATCTTTAAGCCTTATTTGTTTTTGCTCATGGCTTAAATCATCAAATGAATTGTTAAAATCATCTAATTCATTAATAGTTTTAAGTATTTCAGCTTCAGCCATAGTTAGCTTACTTTGCTCATTTAGGCTCTTAGCCTTTTTGTCTTCAAGTTCATTTAATCTATTTTTTTCAGATGTTATTTCTGTTATTATTATTTTAGCAACTTCATCATCATCAATCATTTTTAATCTATTTAGTAATTGTTTAATTGTTTTATTTATCTTTTCTATTTCCTGGTCTATGCTTTTTACATTTAACATATTTTCAATCTGTTTTGATTCCTGCATAGATTTTTGTAAATTATTAATAAGTTCTTCTTTACTATAATTTTTTAAAAAACTAAAAAACTTTTCTTCAAACTCTAAGACATTTAAATTTTTAGAATCACAGAGCTTTGGTGATTTTATTTTCAAATTGCATTTATAGTAATGTGTTTTTATGCCTTTATAGGAAGCTCCATGTATAACTCCCATAGTAGAGCCACATTTACCACATCTAAGTATTCCAGTTAAAAGAGCATTATGAGTTTTACCTGTCTTAGGTCCTTTTTCAGTATTTTCTTTAAGAATTTCTTGAATTTTAATCCATGTATTAGCTTCAATTATACCGTTATGTTTTGCAACTGCAGCTATTTGTTCATCTTTACCACCATATCTTAAAAGACCATTTCCATTAGCTGCTCCACAAACCTCATAGCCTTTATTTTCAAGATACTTCATAACATTTTCATCTGATTTGACATAGACTGGATTTTGAAGGATACTATTTACAATGGATTTATCCATATATCCACCATTTTTGCCTTTTAAACCACTTTCCAATGCCCATTTAGAAACTTGAGAAAGAGACCTTAACTCTAAGTATTTATTATAAATAACCTTTACTAACTTAAGCTCTTCTTTGTTTTCTTTAAGTTTTGTTATACTTCTTTGCTTACCATTTTCATCAATATAATATTCTTTAACACCTTGGAATCCAAGAGGAGATTGACCACCAAGCCATCTTCCCATTTTAGCTAATGTATACATATTGTCTTTAACTCTTTCAGCTAACTGCTCACGTTCTAATTGTGCAAGGCTAGCTAATATACCTATAAGAGCCCTTCCAAAGCTTGTAGAGCTATCAAAGCCTTCTGTAGCACTATATATTACACATCCTAAGTCTTCACATAGTTGCATTGTATTATGAATATCTCTTGCATTTCTACCAAGTCTATTAAGTTGGTATATGATAATACTATCAATCTCTTTATTCTTTATTTTTTTAAGCATATCCTGGTAACGCGGTCTATCTTCATTTTTCCCACTGAAACCTTCATCAATAAAAATCTCAGCCTCTTCAGGATTAACATCAAACTTAAACTCTATAAATTTTTTACACTTGATAATTTGATTTTCAATACTTTCACCTTTACCAGTGAATTTAGATTTTCTGGAGTATATAGCAACTTTCATAAGAAAAACCTCCTTTTTTAGAATGGCATATTCCCCGCATTTATAAAACCTTGGACTGTATCTGAAAAATCAATTTTAGCTTGTTCCTGTTGCCAAGAAAGTAATAAATTATCTTCAAAGAAAGTTGATTCTGAACCACAAAAAGGACAAAATCTTGAACTACCATCAAGAGTGACATCACAATTTGGATTTGTACATTTATTTACAATATGAGTTCCACATATTTGACAGTAATCTCCCTCTATATTTGTATTCTCATTTTGACATTCAGGACAAACTCTTGCCTTATGTTTTTCATTTAATTCTATTTGTGTATATTTCATATTTCCATCACCCCATAATATATTTTTTGCTCCACATATAGGACAATATTTAGCATTTTCTAATGTAAATTTATTTTTGCAGTTCAAACAGGTTTTTTTATACATAGACTTTCCAAAAAGATTTAGTAACTTTCTTTCTTGTTCATCAGTTATACAATTACAATCTCTTTTTGAATAGCTAATGTTAGTTCTAGCAGCTGTGTCTGTTATTCCAAAATAACTAGAAACTTCATACTGATTCATTTTTAAGTGTTTAATTATTATTGATGGAGCTATCACAAAGCCTGCAAATGTATTTGCTTCTTTTTCTAAAATATCATATTGAAAACTTGATATATTTGAACGAGTAAGTATCGTCTCGTTAAATTCTCTAAAATGGTTTAAGTAAATATGTGCTATTTCATGCAATTTTGTAAAATATATTCTTTTTGGTATTGGCTCATCCCTATATGTTTTTTTATCATTATAAGCAATTGTGTAATTTCTACCATTAAAAATAGTATAACCATCATCACTACCAAAAGATTCACTTATATCTCTAATGGTAACATTTTTTATTTTTGCTAATTCAGAGTATTTAAGTCTGGCCCATTTATTTCTTTTTATGATAATATCACAATCAAAAGGAAAAGAATTTATTTCATTTTCAAGTAAAAAATCAATTGCTTTGTCAATGCAATATTTATATCTTACTTCTTTAATCATTTGTTCAATTCATCATCCCCTACTTTTGACATAGTTTTTATTAGCTCTTTTAATAGTTCTTTATTTTTACTAGACATATTTTTCATATCTCTCGCAATAGCTCTTATTTCAGGGTCAAGTTCATCAAAATCATCAGGGTTTGAACTTTGTTGCTCATCAATACTATTTTTATTATCTTCTATAAAAAAATCATCCATTGAAACATTAAGAGCTTTTGCTATCTTTTCTAAAGTTTCTGTTTTTGGATTAGTACTTTTACCATTAAGTATGTCGGATAAAGTAGCAGGAGCAAGATTAGATTCTTTACATAATTTATAGTTACTCCATCCACGTTCTTCTAATAACTTTATTATCGTCTCCTTTTTAAACATAAAAATCACTCCTATTTAATTTAGTAAATTTTAATTTACTATTATATATCGAAGTATATACCGAATAATTCGGTTAGTCAATATATTTTAAGGATTTTTTAGAAAAAAAGAGAAAAACAGAGTTATTTTCTGCTAATAGCTCATTTGGACGAAGTAATACGGTTTACAAAGTTTCGGTTAACTGATATAGTCAAATCACCGAATAAGTTCGGTTAACTGAAATATAAGGAGGTGGGAATAATGATAGGACAAGCAATAAACAAAATAGCTGAAGAAAAATCTATGACAAAATACAGGATAGCAAAGAATGGACAGATAGCTCAAACAACTTTAGGAGATGTAGTACATGGTAGAAACACAAATCCAACATTTGAAACTATGACTAAAATAGCTAAAGGCTTAGGAATGCATCTTTGGGAACTTATCAAAATAGCAGAAGACCTTGAAGAAAGTGAGGTGGAAAACAATGAGATTTAGCAGAGAACTGTTTCTTAAGGATATGAAGGTTAAGAAAGGTAAAAATAGCCCATTGATAGATAAAATTCTATTAGATGATAAATTTCTTAAGAAGATTGATGGAGCAGAAGTTATCAATGGAAAAATAAAGCTTAACAATAGATATGGTGATTTTATTGTTAAAAGAGAATGGTGTTATTAGTAGAGGAGGAAGAAAAATGGATTTAACAATTATAAATCAAAACGGAAAATTACTTGCAGATAGCAAAGAAGTTGCTGAAATGATAGGAAAGCAACACAAAAATTTATTAAGAGATATACAAGGATATATCAAGGTTATAGAGGATGGCTCAAATTTGAGCAGTCAGGATTTTTTTATAGAAAGTACCTATAAAAACTCTCAAAACAAAATTCAGCCATGTTACAAATTAACAAAGCAAGGTTGTGAAATGGTAGCCAATAAAATGACAGGTGAAAAAGGAATTTTATTTACAGCAGAATATGTACAAGCTTTTAACAAAATGGAAAAGTTTTCTCAAAATAATTTTTCACTAGGTGAGTTTAAAGGACAAGTTTTAACTTTAGTAAATGATTTATTTGAAGAAAAAATGAAAGATGTAAAAGAATATTACAAAATCAAGAGTAAATCAAAAGCAGATATATCAGCTTATATAAAGAAAAGATTAGGAATTTTAAGAGCTGATGATGAATATGAACAAGTTAAAGCAAGGGTATTTCTTCTATTAGGAATAACTAAATGGGAAGATTTAGACCTTGATAGTTACAATAAGATACTTCCAATAATTGATGAAAGTATAAGAGTTGTAAAAGCTGAAAGACCTTATGAACAAATTAGCTTTTATTAAAAAGTAACTAAGAACATAACATTAGCATATTTTAAAAATGAGGTGATTTTATGGGCAGAAAAGAAAGAGAATATAAATTTGTGATAGTAAATTCACCAAAGGAAGTAGAGGAAGCTATGTCAAGATTTTGCAAAGGTGTTGCAGAGGATATGTTAAAGAATAAAGGTGAAAAACTTATATCTATTGCAATAGCTTTGCATAAAGATGAGGAGTTTATGAGACATTTAAGGGCTAATACTTGGAGAGAGTTTTTAGCTAAAAAGAATTTAACTCTTCAAGAATATGGTGAACTATTAGAAAAGTAGGCTGAAAAGCCTTTTAGTACAAGCTTAACATATTTATTTATTGGTCAAGCTCCAGGAAATACACAAAACCCACTGGAGTCTAAGAGGGAGTATTGTTGCGAGAATTGATAATTAGGAGAATATAGAAATGAAGAAAGACATAGAAAAAATAATTGTCAAGTATGATGATGGAACAGAAAAAGAGATAAGTAAAGGGGTGATAATTACCTTGAATAAAAATGAAAATCAAGATGAAGAAAAAATGACATTTGAATTTGCTGACATAAAAAGAAACGAATTAGCCAATATTCTTTACGGTGTTATCCAAATGGGTAATAAAATTGGATTATTTGGTGGAGGAGACGAAGATGAAGAGGACTTATAAAGTGCTTGGGTACAGAGCAGACAGTAAAGACAAAAATAAAATAGACCACTTGTTAATTCTCTTGAGGATTAAATGGGAAAAGAAGGAGAAAGCATTTAAGAATAAGGATTTTAAGAAGGCTTTCAGTAGTAAAAAGGAATATTTAAGGCTTGTTAGAGAACTTAAGAAATTTGGAATAAGTATTGAAGAAGGAGGGTTACTATAATGGCAATATATAGAATTGAAATGGATGAAACAGTTGTTTTTCATCACGCAATAGAATTTGAAACTGAATTGTCAGAAAACAAGGTTGATAGAATTTTAGATGATATTCAATCAAATTCAAGTATTTATGATGTGGCAAATGGTTTAAAAGAAAGAGGTTTTACAATTCTTGAAGGTGATGAAGATGAATTAGGGGAAACTGTAGAAATGAAAATATCAACTTTGGAGGAAATATAAAATGAAATATAAGCAAAATATGTTAGATTTGCTAGAAGAAATTAGAGAAAAAGTATTAATCTCAAATGCATCACCAGAAGAAAAGGACATAATAATAAACTCAATATATGAAGCTAGGGACTACTTTAATGATTATGCTTCTGAAGTTGCAGAAAACAGTGAAGAAATAAAAGATAAAATCAATCAAATACTTGATTCTGAATTATATATTATTGAGAGGATGACAGAAGACTAATGAATAAAGAGCTTGAGAAAAAAATAGAAGAAAACAAGGAAAGATTTGCAACTGAACCTTTTATATATACAGAGCAAGAAGATGTGGACTTTATGGAAGAAATACATTACACAATACTAAAGTTGGAAAGTAGAGCAGACAACTTAATGGTAGTGATAGCTTTATTAGCTTTGGTATTAACATATTTATTGGTTTAGGAGGCGTAAAAAAATGAAAGTTAAGGAATTAGCAAACAAAATAAAAGAGTTGAATATAGCAAGCTGCAACAGTTGCCCTTTCTGTGAGGAAGCAAGGTGGTTTGGAAGAGATTGCAAATTACATGGGACTATATGTGTATGTATTGATGTAAACATAGGTAGCGCTGAGAGTTTGTTACAGTTAGAACACTTCTTTAAAACAGGAGAAGTAAAAGAGATATTGGAGGAAGAGGGGTGATGGGCAAAATATTTGACTTAAACTTCTACTTAGATGAGGTGCAGAGGTTATGTATAGAGGGAATGGACGTAGTAGAAGCAGTAGAAAAAGTAAAGGAACTCAAGAAAGAGATGGAAGAAGGTGAGGAACTTGAAGAGGAATGAAATGTTGAAAAGACACACAAGAGCTATAGCTTTCTGCAAAGAAAATGCAGAACTTGGGAGTGAAGAAATAATTAAAAGATTAATAAGAGACTTTGGCTATGCTAGAGGAAGTGCCTATAATATCTCAAGAGAAGCAGTAACAGGAAAAGTAGGAGGAAAACACATCAAAAAAAATCTTAGAGCTTACTTGGACAGCCTAGAAGTAGAAGAGCAAAAAGCATATGAAAGAAAAATGCTAGAGGAAGAATTAAACAGACCTAAGTTCTTCTTCTAGCAAAAAGAAAAAATTCAAGAACATTATATCACACAAGGGAGGATTTGAAAATGGAAATAGTAGTTGATTTCTCCAGCTTTCTTGAAGTAGAAATGAAAGTTGGGAATAAAATAGAACTCAAATCAGATGATGGAGAATTCAAAGGAATCATGGAAAAAGAATTCTTTGAAAACATAATATCAAGATATTTAAATGCAGTTGACCTAAGCACAGTCAAAGCTTTTGTAAAACACGCAGAGGACATCATAAAAGAAGAAGAGGAGGAGGGAAAGAAAGATGAATATATCGCTAAAGAAATTGTCTCTTAAGAACTTCAAAGGCGTAAAAGAACTAAGTCTTGAATTTGATAAGATTACAAACATTACCGGAGAAAATGGAACAGGAAAAACAACAATATTTGATGGCTTTTTATGGTTACTTTTTGGAAAAGATAGCCAAGGAAAAAGTGCCTTTGAAATACAACCATTAGACAACCAAGGGAATGTGTTACATGGCTTAGAAACAAATGTAATTGCAATATTAGATGTAGATGGATATGAAAGAACATTTAGTAGGACACTATCTGAAAAATGGGTGAAACAAAGAGGACAAGTGGAAGCAGAACTGAAAGGAACTCAAACAACATTTGAAGTGGACGGAATACCTACTAAATTAAAAGATTATCAAGCCACAATCAATAGTATCATCAATGAGGACTTATTCAAAATGGTTACCAATCCTCTATTCTTCCCAACCATGAAGTGGCAAGACCAGAGGAAAATACTATTAGAAATCACAGGTGAACCAAAAGAGGAAAGTATTATCTCCTACAATCCTTCACTTAGCCCTCTAAAAGATGAAATGCAAGATGATATAGATAATTTTATCAAGAGGACTAAGGCAAGTATAGGAAAGCTAAAGGACCAGGTGAAGAGTATTCCTTTCAGAATTGATGAATGCAATAACTCTATTACGGAAGTGGATACAGAAACACTTGAATTCCAGAAAAAAAGTGTAGTTGGTGGGATAGAGCACTTGGAAGAGCAAATTGCAGATAGTTCAAAAGCAAATGAAGAAAAATTGAAGCTTCAAGATAAACTTTTTGAATTGAAGAATAAGCAAAATGAACTAACAATCAAGGCAGTGCAAGAAGCGCAAAAACCTTTGGAGGGTATTGAAAATAAGATAGCTGAAACAGAAAAAGAGGTGCAGGTAAATACTCTTAACATTTCTGGACTAGAAACTTGCATAGCAAGATTAACAGCTTCAAGTGACTTGTTGAATAGTGAAATAAAAGACAAGAAAGATAAACAACAAGAACTTAGAAATGAATGGGTAGAAGTGAATAAACGTACATTTAACTTTGATGAAAACCAATCTATTTGTCCTTGTTGTGGAAGACCTTATGATATGGGGAAAATAGAAGAAATTAAGCAAAATGCAGAAGAAACATTCGCTATTAGTAAAAAGAAATCATTAGATTTAATTGCAGATGAAGGCAAGAAACTTGGCGATAAAATAGCAGAGCTTGTGGAACAAGTATGCAAAAACACTTCTGAGATAACAAAATATAAGTGTAAAATTGCAGAAATTGAAAAAGAAATTGAAGGCGAGAAAGCTGAACTGCTTGACTTAGAAAAGCAAAAGGAAAGCTTTAATAATGCTACAGAGTTAGTTGTTCCAGGCATGGAAGAAATAGTGAAAGAAATAGCACTTGTAGAAGCAGATATAAAGGCTTTTGGTGCAACAGATAATTCTATACTAAAGGAGAAAAAGAAAGAGTTACAGTGGCAATTAGAGGGCATAAACAAGCAACTAAATGCAAAGGACAACAATTCTAAACTTCTTTCAAGAATAGAAGAACTGAAAGAAGAGGAAAAGGAATTGAATGTTAAGATTGCAGAATTGGAAGGAAGATTATTCCTTGGAGAAGAGTTTATAAGAACCAAAGTTGAATTATTAGAAAGCAGTATCAATAAAAAATTCAATGGAGCAGTTGCATTCAAGCTTTTCAACAATCAAGTGAATGGAGGACTTTCTGAATGTTGCGAAGCAATGGTTGATGGAGTACCTTTCAGTAACGTCAATACAGCAGGAAGAATAAATGCAGGACTAAGCATTATAAAAACTCTATCAAAACATTATGGAGTACAAGCTCCGATATTTATAGATAATAGGGAATCTATTAACAATATAGTTGATTTTGAAGGGCAGATAATCAACTTGAAGGTTAGTAAAAATAAGAAATTAAAAATTGAAAGTGAGGAATAAAATCATGGAAAACAAACAAATAGCAACAGTACAAGAAAAGAATATTACAGACAATGTATTAGGCAGAGTAAAGGAGTTAGAAGCTACAGGAAACATTATGCTCCCAAAAAACTATAACCCAGGAAATGCACTTAAAAGTGCTTTTCTAATCCTTTCAGAAACAGTAGATAAGGATAAAAAGCCAGTATTACAAAGCTGTTCTCAAGTAAGTATTTGCAATGCACTATTAGATATGTGCTTACAAGGATTAAGTCCAGTTAAAAAACAATGTTACTTTATTGCTTATGGAGGAAAGCTTCAATTGAGTAAGAGTTATTTAGGAAACATAGCAGCTACTAAAAGACTAAAAGGAGTAAAAGATGTAAAAGCTCATGTAATCTATGAAGGTGATGAATTTGAAGAGGGATATGACTATAAGACTGGCACAATAACAGTTACCAAATTTGCTCCTAAGTTTGAAAATGTTGACCTTTTAAAAATTAAAGGAGCATTTGCAGTAGTGATTGGAGAAGATGGACCAATTCATACAGAAGTAATGAATATTAGTCAAATTAAATCTGCATGGAATCAAGGTGCAGCTAAAGGAAATAGTGGAGCACACAAAAACTTCACAGATGAAATGGCAAAAAAGACTGTCATAAATAGAGCATGTAAGAATTTTGTTTGCACATCTGATGATAGTGATATTCTTATAGAATCTATCAGCAGAACAAATGAATATGAGCCAGAAGATAAAATTGAAAGCACCATCAAAGAAGTACATGAAGAGATAAAGGATAATGCAAACCAAGAAGTTATAGATATTCCACAAGAAGAAGTCAAGGAAGATGTTGTTGAAGGACAACAAGATATGTTTGAAGGAGCACCTTTCTAATGAGTATTAAGATATTAGCAAGTGGCAGTTCGGGTAACTGTTACTTGCTTGAAACTAAAGAAGAAACCTTAATATTAGAATGTGGAATTAGATACAAGGATATTTTGAAAGGTTTAAATTTTGACCTAAGTAAAGTTGTTGGGTGCTTAGTATCCCATGAACATAAAGACCATTGCAAGGCTGTTGATGAAATTATGAATGCTGGGATAGATGTATATATGAGTGCAGGAACAGAAGAGGGGATTGACTTTAAGTCTTCTGCAACTCATAGAATCAATATAGTTAAGCATGGAAAAAGATATAAGATAGGTGGGTTTGATGTTGTCCCTTTTAATGTGGAACATGATGTAAGTGAGCCCTTGGGATTCCTTCTACAACATAAAGAATTAGGAAAGATATTATTTGCTACAGATACTTATTATCTTAGAAATACATTTAAAAATGTGGACCACATACTTATAGAATGTAACTACAGTGAGGATATTTTAGAGGAAATTCCGCCATATAGAGCGAGGGTTCTCAAGAGTCATATGAGTTTGGAAACCTTGAAAGAAACCCTTAAAACTTGGGATTTAAGCAGAATAAAGGATATAACACTAATTCATATTAGCGAAGGTAACGGAGAACCTAAGAGATTTAGAAAAGAAATAGAAGAGCTAACCGGTATAAAAACTTATGTTGCAATGCCAGGACTAGAAATAAGGTAGGTGAATGCCAATGGCGGAAGGTTGGGTAAAGATTTATAGAAATATCCAGGAACATTGGTTATGGAATTGTGAGCCATTTAGTAGAGGACAGGCATGGATAGACCTTCTGCTTATGGCAAATCATAAAGAAAACAAGGTGATGATTAACGGGAACTTAATTACTGTAAAAACTGGCGAAAGAGTGACTTCTATAAGGAAACTTTCTGAGAGATGGAAGTGGTCAACTTGCAAGGTTAAGCACTTTTTAAAGCAACTAGAAAGTGACAAAATGATTGAATGTTTGAGTGATACTTCTAAAACAGTAATCAAAATAGTAAATTATGAAAAATATCAAGAAAATAATACACCTCTAAGCCTTGAAAATACTGGCTTGAGTGGGAAAGTACCAAACACAGAACAAACACAGAAAAAACACGAAAAAAACACAGAAAAAACACCGAAAATACACCGAACAAACACAGAAAAAACACAGAAAAATACAAACAAGAATGATAAAGAATATATAAAGAATGAGAAGAATGAAAAGAAGGAGAAAGAAGGAGAAGAAAATATAACACAACCTCCATCTATTTTCTTTCCAACAGAAACCCATAAAAAAATCTTTAACCTTGTTGGAGAAGTTGGATACAAAACATGGTTCATGGAATCAAATATAAAACAAGGAGAAGGATTCATAACAATAGTTGCACCTAATAATTTTATTATGGGAGTTATTAGAGATAGATATTTAGAAAAATTAAAAATAGAGCTAAGAGAAAATATTTTGTTGAAGGAGAGCTAAAAATGAGAGAGATTAAATTTAGAGTTTGGGATATTATAAACAAAAGAATGCTGAAATATGGGAAAATTATGCACTTACCTATGTGGGAAGTATTCCCTGGTACACCAGAACAAAGACCTTATAACGTAATGCAATATACAGGATTTAGAGATAAGAATGGCAAGGAAATTTATGAGGGTGATATAGTAGAACTTTACGATGAAGAAGAATTGTACAAAGTTGAATATCAAGCAGAAAATGCAAGATTTATACTTACAACAAATACTATAGTCACAGATTTTGAATATTATTCCCATGGAGAAATAGAAGTTGTAGGAAATATATATGAAAATCCAGAGTTGACCTAAGCAAGTCACTAAAAGGCAAATCACGGCTTATGAAAAAATATAGCAGGATTTCAATAAAGAGTTTAGCAAAACTAAATTCAGGATTTTTGTAAGTCAACCTAAAAAAGAGGGTGGAAACACCCTCACAAAATTAATTTTAATAAGGCTAATAGGCTCTAGGAATTGTTTTAGAGTGTTAAACGATAAATTATACCTTTGAGGTGGAAAAATGATACAGATACTTGAATTATTTGGAGGAATAGGAGCACCAAGGTGTGCCCTAAGAAACTTAGGAGTGCCAGTAAAGTCTATTGACTATGTAGAAATAGATGAAAAAGCAGTAAGAAGCTACAATGCTATGTTTGAAAAAGAATATGAATATAGACCTCAAACAGTTGTGGGCTGGAACTTAAAACCAGACATACTTATACATGGGAGTCCATGTCAAGATTTTTCCATAGCAGGTAAGCAAAAAGGAGCAAATGAAGGTTCTGAAACTAGAAGCTCACTTATGTGGGAAACTATAAACATAATAAAACAGATGGGAGTATGGAAACCTAGAATAGTAATTTGGGAGAACGTAAAGAATGTTCTTAGCAAACACATGATACACAATTTTACAAAATACCAAAATGAAATGAGCAAACTAGGTTATGTAAGTAATTACGCAATATTAAATGCTATGGACTTTGGACTTCCTCAGAAAAGGGAGAGAGTATTCACAGTTAGTTGCCTAGATGGAACTTTCTTCGACTTTGAAAGCCTAGAAAGAAAACCTGTAAGGAATATAAAAGAATTTTTAGAAGATACGCAAGAAGAGCAATATATAGTATCTCAACCTAGTATGATTAAGAAAATTAATTGCAGTAGTAATGATTTTAGGGGCAGAGTAGAAGTTATAAAAGATTATTGTACCACAATTACAACTAAACAAATGAGATGCCCTAATAGTGGAGTAATAGATTTAAAAGATGGTAGGTTTAGATATTTGACAGAACGTGAATGTTGGAGATTACAAGGTTTTAGTGATAAAGACTTTGAGGCAGCTCTAAAGGTACATCCAAGTAAAAAAAATAAAATGAATGGAACTCTATACAAGCAAGCTGGCAATAGTATGCCTGTACCAATTTTAGAAGCGATATTCAAGCGATTGCTTAGTATAACATAACAAAACATTATGTAAAGTAGGTGGAATAAACATGAAAAAATTAAAGATACAAGATTTGAAAGAAGAAAAAATATATAAGTTTGCTTTTAATGGAGATTTAGAAGATTTATCAGAGAGCATTTATAAGATAGATGAGGAAGGAGATTTATATTACAAAGACCCATGTGTGAAAGACTCTTTTTTTAAATCTAATCTCTTTTACAATGAGGTGATTAATGGTTGTTTTGTAGAAATCAAAAGAGAGATTGACTGGAGCAAAGTGCCACGTGGTACTAAGGTGCAAGTCAAAGATAGGGGAGAATGGGAATGGAAGAACTCATATTTTATTAAATATGAATCCAGTAAAGAAGAATACCCTTTCCAAGTAAACGAATGGCAAGATGATGATTATACTGGGTTCAAAATGGAACAATACTCAGATTTTTATAAATATTGCAGAATCCATGAATCTGTTGCAATACCAGATGAATGGTATAAGGAAGTGGAATAGATGAAATTTGTAGTAGAAGGCAAAATAAAAGGGAAAGCTAGACCGAGGTGGTCTAGTAAAAGTGCAAGTATGTACACTCCACTAGAAACTAAGCAATATGAGAACTATATAGCACATTGTTTTAGAATCGCAGGAGGAGAAAAGATAGAAGGAGCAGTAGTATTAAATATTACAATGCTATTTGCAATTCCAAAGAACACAAAGAAATCCGATAGAGAATTATATAGGGTTAATAAGGTATTGCCAACAAAGAAACCAGATATAGATAATTGCTTAAAAGCGGTTATGGATGGGTTAAATAAAGTGGCATATGAAGACGATAAGCAAGTTGTAGAAAACCATATTATCAAGAGGTGGACTACTGGAGTTGAAAGATTAGAAATTGAGATAGTTGAAGCAGAAGGAGACGAAGAGTATGTATATTTTTTTGGCTAATATAGGAGACAAGGTAAGAGTTGTTACTACAAGCGAAAGGAAGAAGAAGCAAAAGACGGGAAGAATTGTCGGAATTACCGAAAATCTTATAGTAGTTAGATATGAGAAAGGCTATAGGGAAAGCTTTAACGTTGCAGATATTGTGACACCAGCAAGAGCTAAATTGCTTGTACAGAATAATGGGAAAGAATGGAGTGAAATTGAGTATGAAAGCGTAAAGGAAAGTGAAGATATGTGAAGATAGGAATAAGATTTTTAGATAGAAATAAACTTCCAAATGAGAAAGGGCAGATAATAAAAGTTGCTGAGGAAATGTATGAATTTATTAATGCAACGGGAGATGAAAACCAATTAGAAGAATTTTATGACCTAGTACAAGCTTCTTTAAATTTGCTTCAAATCAGAAACTTTACACTCCAGGAAATACAGGAAGCAGAACAAAAGCATATAGAAAAACTTAGAAAGAGGGGATGGAATATTTAATTATGGATAAGGAATTATTTAAGAAAACAGAAAGTAGCTTATATAGATATTACTCAAAGGACAAAAGCATAAAAGCCCTTAAAGAAAAAGTGGATATACTTGATAAACAAATATTTAGAATAAATGAAGAAATAAAAAGATGTGATATAAGCATTGAAATAGAAAGCAGTTCTCCAAGATTTGAAGAAAAAGTACAAACATCAGGGGATGGAACAAGTTATGCTGAAAGAGAAGCTATAAGGCTTATAGATATAAAAATAAAAAGAAGATCCAATTTACTTTTAAAAAAAGAAAAAATATTAGAAGAAATAGATGAAATGGAACTTGATTTTAAAAACGTTGAATGGAGAGTTAAAGATTTTGAAGGAGAATCAAAAATACTATTAGAACTGAAATACAAAGAAAAGTGTAGTGAAAATTATATAGCTACTAAAATGAATCTTAACCAAAGTCAAGTAAACAGAAGAAAACAACAAATAATAGAAAAAATAGCCTTATGGGATATATGGAAAAGAAATGCATAAAACATGCATAAAAGACGCATAATTTTTTAAATTTGATATGTTAAAATAATATTGTGAATTAGTAAAAGCTTTTAGTTTTTATATTCTCCCCTTATATTTAAGATGTAAACACTGGCACTGTAAAAAGTGCCAAACATGGAAAGTTGGCAGAGAGGCTGAATGCACCTGATTGCTAATCAGGCATACAATGACGATTGTATCATAGGTTCAAATCCTATACTTTCCGCCATTTAAAATTAAAATCCTCCCTAATTTTAAAGAACTCTAGTGATAGGGTTCTTTTTTAATGCTTACAAGCCAGTAGCAAA